ACAGGTTTCGACAGCACATTTGGTTCGTCGCCGTCGCCCTCAACCTCAATGTCGCTGTCATCATCGGATTCTTCGGGCTCCTCTTCATCATCCTCGTCGCCTGCACCTCCACCTTGCGATGTAACTTCCTCGTCATCGTCATCATCGTCTTCCTCGGCCTCGCCTTCATCCTCATCCTCACCCCCTTGGCCCGCATCATCTTCATCATCGTCGCCGCCATATAAAGCAACAGCTTGTATTAGACCACCGCCAAGCTTTCGGGATACCGACTTCTTGTTAATTCTGCGCGGGGCGTCGTCATTATCGCTACCGCTGCCGTCAGATCCACCTATCTCGAATTCGTCGTCACTCATTGCTGCTATATTAACTAAAGATAGTTTTAAATATTTATTTCAATTTTCTTTAAAAATAAAAATAAAAAGAAACACAAAATAAAGAACACTCATTTACAAATTTGCAAGGCATCAATAAATTAAATTAAGTAAGTCGTTATATTAAGCGGTTTCATTTGTTTGCCACACTGTTTCGCAGTCCGGGTCCGAGCATAGATAAATGTATTTCATCTTACTATTGTCGTATCTAATGTAAATAATTTCTCTCGGCTTGCCCTCTTTATTAGTAGCACACTCCACATTTGGGCACAAGACGGTATTAATTCGCGGTAGTGTGGGGTCCAATCTTGTATATTTATTTACTATATGACTAAATGTTTGTTCCGACTGTTTAATATGGGTTTTTGACACGCAAACGTTCTCTATAGCAAGAAGTTTATCCTCGTTTCCACATTTGCGACAGTAGTATATTAGCTTGTTCGGGTCATCACTATTTATACGAATATAATACATATTAGAGCAGTTAGAACAGAAGTGCATCCTTTGATATAATATACTTTTACTTTATTTATTTATTTCAATTTTCTTTAAAATGAATAAATTAGAAATAGCACCCTACATAATTTTAGCAATGGCATGCGCGGATTTTAATCGATCAATTAACGCTCCATAATCTGCTCGGATTGTCATGCTATAAAACCCTGTTCTAAGGTCAGCTGCTGCGCTACCCAGGTCCCGGTGTTTCTTTTCTGCAAAACCAATGAATTTGTCAAAGTTTTTATTAAAATTCTCCTTTACAAACGGGTAAAAATTTTCAAAAAACGGCATAAAAACACCGTCTTTCTTATCAACAATATCACAAACCGCAATATCCAGGTTTGCAAATTGAATAATTTCATCATATGCAGTCATGTCACGGTGCCCCTTCTCAACACCTGGCTCGTTTAACAGCGGGTCTTTGCACAATAGCGTACATAATGTTAATAGTACTGTAGAAATGGTTTGGCACGATGTCCATTGATCACCGCGCCACGTATTCAAGAGAGAAACGCACACTTTACCGCAAACATATAGGTTGGGATTAAAGCGCACATTATTTCCGTTCGTCCAATACTTTACGGACGGCGGAGTGTGCGGATAATCGGCCGGATAGGTAAATTCAAAGAAGTAGTTCCCGCCAAAGTAGGGGGTATCAGATGGGCCTATAATGAGTGCGTAGCCCTTTAATATATCGATATCATCGTGAATGTAATATATGCCGTTTTCAGTAAGAGGATTTTTCATTATTTGTTTGACATCCTTTAATAGTCTGGAAATTGTTTCTTTTGAAATACGGGTAGTCATAATATGTTTATATTAAAATGTATTTATATCATTTCGGATTGTAATATTTCCTACCTCGTGATTTTCTACTTCGTGTTTTCCGGCCTCGCGACTTCCTCACTCGCGACCTTTTGCCACGCGCCTTCCTGTATCGCAAACTCTTGCGACCTCTTCCACCAAGAATATTACATTCGAGTCCGCGGAGGTTCGGGGTTTGGTCAGTTGTCAGACTATCGAAAGTCTCCAATTTCTCTGTTAACAACTCTTGTAACGCATATATCATTTCAATCGCAGAGTGATGTAATGCTTTATAGTTTGCATATAACACACTTTCATACGAGTTTTCCGGCGACACATAGCTATCTCCCGATAAGGTTAGACCATGTAGTAAGTTACTAATCGCCTGGATTTCTTTTAGAACCGCATAAACTGGGTTACCATCATTCTTTTTATATTTGAAAACATAACATTTTCTGTTCCATAACCCGGAGGGGTCATTCGTAGCGCTCAATACCAATGGGGGGGCTAATCCTACTACTTTATTGACAATATTATTTGGACTAACACGAGATAAATCTGCCCTCATTGGCATGCAGTGTTTCTCGTGAAGGCAATCTTCGCCCCACAAAGAGTCGTCTCTTAAAAATCCCATTGCGGTATAGCTAAAAAACCCTGGTAAATTGTTATACACACCGGCAAGTTCTAATAAACACTCTTGGTTAATATTTGGGTTATTTACTAATCGTGTTATACAATATAAACACGCCCCTAACAACATGCTACCCTTTACACTACCCGGAGTAACACATATTAATTTGACACACCATGAGTTTGGACGTTCTTCACATTCGCCCTTCTCGACGACAATGAACCCTGCAATTGCGCGCAGTTTATCCTGCGATGTTTTCTGCGTGCTTCCGAGTCTAATCTCGACCCGCTTGTCCACTGCAACTAATATGTCGTATTTATCCTCGCCCGCATTGATAGCCGATGTTATTGCTCGCTCGCCATATTCAGTGCCTATATCAGAACATATGCCTGCTAACTTTACCAACACACCCATAGCGATTTCCGACCGCTCTGTCTCTTCTGCCTTCATTCGTTCAATGTCCACTGGAATCGACCTTGCGGTGGACCTAAGCGGTGGAGGGGAATACCACGCATGAAAAGCCGATCTGTTATATAATTCATAATTTATCAATAACCCCGATACTCGACCACTATATTCTTCTATTATATCGTCCAAGAATAGTGACATTATAATACTTATAATAATACAATATTATTTCTTTAACCGCTATTCAAATATTCTGAACTATCCTTACATATACGCGCCTAAATCACAGTTCGTTATACACGATGTATTCGTAACAACACTATATTTAATATTAGATTAGTCTGCTTGGGTTAATAGTGGGTTATTATTAAATAAAAAAATGAAATAGAAAAATGTCAGTATATTATATCAACAAATGAATGTACCAATGAACGCGCCGTCTCAATTTAAGGATTTAAACGAATTCTTAGCAAAGCATAGTGCTAAGAATGAACAAAAGGTGGGCGAGGCGTCGTGCTCTACCCATACTCGGATCCCGGATAAAGATTTAAACATTTATCCAGGGTCATATATAATTCCGAGGGAAGAGCTTGACACCTTTTATAGACTATATTATGAAAGCGTATTTATTAAACAACGTAAAGAATATTTGACAGAACGACAATTAGACGCAGCTGGTCCCATGGCAGTTGACTTTGATTTCAGATATAATCATGACGTAACATCAAGACAACACACTCGGGAACATGTTTGTGATATGGTATGTGAATATTCCGAACTACTTAAGGAATGTTATTTAATAAAGCCGGATGTTCCATTTGATGTTTTCGTTTTTGAAAAGCCAAACGTAAATAGGTTAGCGGATGGTTCATTGACCAAAGATGGCATACATATGATAGTTGGGATGCAAATCGACCACTGTATGCAGACCTTAATCCGTGACAAAATGATTGAACGGTTAAAGGATATATGGGACCTACCTCTCATCAATACTTGGGACTCTGTATTGGACGAGGGGATTAGTAGAGGCAAAACAAACTGGCAGCTGTTTGGGTCACGAAAGCCCGGAAACGAGGCATATGAACTGACACATCATTACATTATGGAGGTTGACCCGACCGACGGACAGTTTAAGATGGATGAAGAAGAAGTCAGCAAGTTTGATTTGAAGGCGAATTTTGCGAAACTGTCTGTCCAGTATGACAAGCACCCGAAGTTTGATATTAACCCTGCAATTGTGGATGAATATAATAAGCGAATAGAAAACAAGGGCCCCAAATTAAGAAAGGCGTCCAGTAAAATCAAGATGAACTTGATCGTAGAAAATGATGACGAAAACGAGTACGACGAGCAGATGTCTATCAATGATATCAAGAACAAGGATTCGTTGGCCAAAGCAGTAGACATTATGTTAAAAGGGTTGGGTGCAAACGAGTATGAAATCAAGGAGATACACGAGTTTACACAGGCATTGTCGCCAAAGTATTACGAACCTGGTTCACACTTGTTAAACCGCCAAGTTGCGTTTGCATTGAAACATACAGATGAACGGTTGTTTCTGTCGTGGGTCCAGTTACGAAGTAAGGCGTCCGACTTTGATTATAACAGTATTCCCGAATTGTACTTGGAGTGGAAGAAGTTTACGCGGTCTAATCAGGAAGGGGTCAAAGTGACACGTAAATCCATCATGTACTGGCTTCGCAAGGACAACCCAGTTGATTACGAAAAAATTAAGCAGACAACCATTGAATATTATTTGGAACGGGCATATGAAACCGGGACGGAGTATGATATGGCAATGGTATTGAAACAAATGTACAAGGACAAGTATGTCTGTGTAAGCTATGATAAAAAGGGTATTTGGTACCAATTTAGAAACCATCGGTGGGTTACAGACAAGGGCTTGAGTCTGCGTTCAAAGATTTCCGAAGAGTTGTATATGTTGATGGCCTCAAAGGTAGAAGGATTAACAAAGGAGATGTTTGAGTACCAAGATGATGATGATCGTAAGATATTCCTTCAGAAGAAAATGAAGATTATTGGTGAAGTGAGCATCAAGCTGAAGAGAACAAATGACAAGAACAACATTATGCGAGAGGCAGCGGAGATCTTCTATGACGGCGAGTTTATTAGAAATATGGATACGAATAAATACCTTATGTGTTTCAATAACGGAGTCGTAGACTTTGCGAATAAGGTATTCCGAGAGGGGTATCCAGAGGATTACATTACCAAGACCACCAAGATTAACTATATTCCATATGACTCTACCAGCGAGGAATTTATGAATACGGTCAACGAAATTGAGGTGTTTATGGGCAAGCTGTTCCCCATTCCAGACCTAAACCGATATATGCGTGACCATTTGGCATCCTGCTTAATTGGTGCAAACAAGAACCAAACATTCAATGTGTATCACGGAAGCGGTAGTAATGGCAAGTCTATTATTGCGGATTTAATGTCAGTTACAGTAGGCGAGTACAAGGGTACCGTTCCGATTACATTGGTTACTGATGTAAGAGGTAAAATCGGTGGCACATCCGATGAGGTACTCAAGTTAAAGGGCGTACGATATGCCGTCATGCAAGAGCCATCAAAGAACGTGAAGTTGAATGAGGGTATCATGAAGGAACTTACTGGAGGTGACCCGATTCAGGCAAGAGGTTTGTATTCCGAGTCGGAGATCTTTGAACCCCAGTTCAACTTGGTTGTCTGCACGAATAACTTGTTTGACATTGAAAGTAATGATGATGGTACATGGCGAAGAATCAGGAAGTGTGATTTCTTAGCAAAGTTCATTGATGAGGGGGAAACTTATACCGACGAAACGCCGTATGTCCACAAAAAGGACAAGGGACTAAAGGATAAGCTACCGTCGTTTGCACCTGTGTTTGCAAGTATGTTGGTGAAACGGGCATTTGAAACAGGAGGTATTGTAGAAGATTGTGAAACTGTATCAAATGCATCGAATAAATATAGAAAAGGACAGGACCACATTGCAGCGTTTGTTGCCGAAATGATTGTTAAGACAGACAATCCGAATAAATTTGTGAACAAGTCTGGGTTGAATGCTGCTTTCAAAAAGTGGTTTGAAGAGACCCAGGGGCTAAGACGGGCACCGAAGGCAGAAGAACTGCATGAATATATGAACAAGAAATTTGGCAAGAGTAGGCCGAAGGGGTGGTATGGCGTTCAGTTCTTTGAACCAGACGAGGAGGACGAAGGTGGTCTGGACGAACTATAATTAATACTCGCCGACACAGAAACAACAAAGAAAAATAATCACAATTAAATAAATTGTGACTATTTTTTGCTCGCACACTGTTTACCTATATACTACTACCTATATACTACCTATATACATTTTTAGGTAACAAACTGTATGCTTTATAGACAAGTGCGATTATATTTCCAAGAATCCAAGACGACACAAACGGCAGTGCGATTAATCCGATTAATGTGGCAACTCTCACACCAAGGCTGCTCTGCGATGGATATATAAAAGAGAACGCTGCAAAGCAAATTACGCAGATAACGTAAATCGTAACGAGAAAATAATAGTAATAAAATTTCAAACCATCAATGCGCTGATCCTCATAGTACGTTTTGCGCTCATTCGTAAGAACGTCATTGGTGTCATCCTTGAGGTCCTTAAGCAGTTCCTTGTTTTCAATCTTGTAC